AAAACGTGTCCAACAGTTTGTTTGAATGGCAAACCGATACATTGGCCGCAGCTGCTGCCAATGCCCAACTCGAAGGTGACGATGTTGGCACTTTTGATTCTGTGACTGCTACTACGCGTTTGCAAAACTATGCGCAGATTTCACGCAAGACAATCATCCTGTCAGCGACTGAAGAAGTAGTAAATAAGGCAGGCAGACGCAGTGAATTAGCATACCAAATAGCTAAGCGTGGCTCTGAGCTAAAGCGGGACCAAGAATTTGTCATGTTGAACGGCGGCATCGCTGTGGCTGGCGATTCTACGACTGCCCGTGTCACTGCATCTTTGGGCGCGTTTGTGAAAACAAACACCGACAAGCAGACCAACGGTACTGATCCATCTTACACAACGCTGCCAAACAGCACCCGTACAGATGGCAACGTGCGCACGTTCACTGAAACCATTTTGAAAAATGTGATTCAGAAAGTGTGGACAGCTGGTGGAACACCAAAGATCTTGATGTGCGGTCCTGTTAACAAACAGCGCGTATCTGGTTTCTCTGGTATCGCTTCCAGTCGTTTCAACATTGATGGTGGTGCAAAGCCTGCGACATTGGTCGGTGCTGTTGACATTTATGTGTCTGACTTTGGTAACGTGCAAGTGATTGCAAACCGTTTCCAGCGTGAGCGTGACGCATGGGTGATCGATCCTGACTATGCCAAGATGACTGTGCTGCGTCCTTATCAGCAAGTTGAACTGGCCAAGACTGGCGATGCTGAAAAGCGTATGCTGATCGTGGAATGGGGTCACAAGGTCTTGGCTGAAAATGCCCACGGCCTGGCTGCTGACTTGATTACTTCTTAACCAGAAGAAACGGAAGGGGCCAAGGAAACTTGGCCCTTTTTTTAAATGATTCACAAAAGACTTTTAAACAAAAACAAAGATTTGGGCATCACACGGTACTGGCATGAGAACCCAGAGACTGGTTCTGTAACCATTGAGACAAAGCAAGATGTGACAGCAGTTATTGAGGCCAACAAGGCCATCTATAACTCAGTGGATGAAAAAGCAAACTGGACCGGAGAGTGGCACTTAGTAGCGTCCATCCCAGAGTCCTTGTATTACAAGATGAAAGCCGAAGGAAAGATTGACGATCAGGAATACATGAAGAAGTGGCTGAATAATTCAGACAATCAATTTTTTAGAACCCGACCAGGAAAAGTATGAATTACATTGCGGTATGCACGCCTGCCCGTGACCAGGTACACACCAATTACACCTATTGCTTGGTGAATATGGTGGCCTTTCACACGCTCAACACTGAAGACGCCATAAGTCTGAAATTGATGCAAGGCACAATCATTCAAAACCAGAGAGCAGATCTCTGCTTGGATGCAATGGCTGAAGGATGTTCGCATATCCTGTTTATTGATTCAGATATGACGTTTCCACAGGACATGGTGCAGCGGCTGCTGAAGCACGACAAGCCAATAGTGGCAGCCAACTGCGCACGCAGAAGGATGCCAACTGGACCGACTGCCCAAAACTATGATGAGAACGACAAAAGAATCCCTGTCTACACCATGCCAGAATCGACAGGATTGCAAGAGGTTGGGAGCATTGGAACGGGCATAATGCTTATCAAGCGCGAGGTGTTCGAGGGAATGTCAGAGCCTTGGTTTGATATGCCTTGGCAGACAACCAGGGGCTACATGGGCGAGGATGTGTTCTTTTGTCGCAAGGCTCAAGAACGTGGATTCAAGATCTACATTGACCATGATGTCTCAAAAGAGATTGGCCACATCGGTACATTTGAGTTTCGCCATGAACACACTTGGATTGTGAAAGAGGAAATGGACAAAGAGGCGAAAGATGGCACTTAGCACCTATACCGAATTAAAGACATCGATTGGCGACTGGCTCAACCGAGCAGACCTTACTGCTGTTGTCCCTGACTTCATTTCATTGGTAGAGGCACAAATTGAGCGCATATTGCGCACCAGACAAATGATTGTCAGGGCCAATGCTAGTTTCAATGCCGAGTATGGCGCAGTGCCTGATGACTTTCTTGAAACAAAGTCGCTGAAGCTGACAAACACAAACCCGATTACCCCACTGCAGTTTCAGACCATCGATGTGATGGACGATATTGCAAGCCAGAGAACGGCATCTGGGCGGCCACAGTACTTCAGCATTGTTGGTGGCCAGATTCGATTGCTGCCAATTCCTGATTCAACATACACCACAGAATTGATCTATTACGCAAAGTTGTCAAAACTGTCTGCCAGTACATCTACAAATTGGCTTTTGGCGCAAGCCCCTGATGTCTATTTGTACGGCGCATTGCTTCAGGCTGCGCCATACTTGCAAGACGATGCGAGAATTCAGGTATGGGTCAGTTTGTACGAGCGAGGAATGCAAGATCTGCAGGTTGCAGATGATCGTGGTGCAACATCTGGCGGGTCATTGAAGGCCAAAGTCAAAACATTTGGATAAAGCATGATTGTCACGACAACCAAAGGCGAGATGGATGATTCATTGCTTGAAAAGCGTGAGGGGTCCATTGATACCGATACCGAGACAACAAGCTGGATAGAATATTGGTTGGAAGGCGAGTTGGTCCATCGATCTGTTCACATGGCGCTCAAGCGCGGTGTTTTTGCTGATGGCATCAGTCAACAAATTTAAGGAAATAAATCATGGCAAATACTCAGGCAATGTGTACCAGTTTCAAGGGTGAGCTGCTTGTCGGTCACCACAACTTTGGCACTGGTGTCGTTCGTGCTGCTACTACAGCCGATACTTTCAAGGCGGCTCTGTATTTAGCATCTGCCACAGTCAACGCAAGCACCACAGCCTACAGCGCCACCAATGAGGTGTCAGGCACTGGCTACACGGCAGGCGGTGTCACAGTGACATTTGGCACTGCGCCAAGCACCAGTGGCACAACTGCATTTGTGACCCCAAGCGCCAGCATCACCTACAGCTCAGTTACCTTGGCAACAGCATTTGATGCTGTCCTGATTTACAACAGCACGCAAAGCAACAAGGCAGTGAGCGTCCATACCTTTGGATCACAGACAGTGACAGCTGGGACATTTACGCTGACCATGCCTGTGAATGATGCAAGCACTGGCTTGATTCGGATTGCTTAAAGGGGCAGCGGCATGGCTGCTTATGGATCAGGACGATATGGCTATGGCCCATGGGGATTTGGAGAGGCCAGCGCAGCATTAACTGGCAACACGGCCACTGGTGCTGTTGGCAGTGTACTGGCCAGTCAATCAATCCAAGAAGATGGAACGATTGCCACAGGCAATGTTGGCACAGTCGGACTGACTGTAACGATTGCCATCACGGGAAATGCAGCCAGTTGCGCAGTTGGCACATTAGCCCCAGCCTTATCAAAGGAGGTCACAGGCAACAGTGCCACAGGCTCTGTTGGCAGTGTTACTCAGTCTGCATCTATTGCGTTATCAGGCAATGCGTCCACAGGGGCAGTTGGCTCTGTTGGACTGACGAGTGCCAAGGCAATCACAGGCAACAGTGCCACAGGTGCTGTCGGTACAGTGAGCGCCGAGGTTATATCGTTCCAAGACATTACAGGTAACGGTGCAACAGGTTCAGCTGGCAGTGTTACAAATGTGATTTCAGTTGAAATTACTGGAAATGCAGCAGCTGGTGCAGTCGGGATCATGTTTGGTTTTGGATGGGGTGCTATACCTGACACATCAGAAACTTATACTCCAATCGGAGACACGACAGAAACTTGGACTGCAATCACCGATAATTCAGAGACTTGGACACCTATTTAGGAATAACACATGGCTGATACCACCACCACAAACCTATTGCTGACGAAGCCAGAGGTTGGAGCCTCAACAGATTCTTGGGGGCAAAAGATAAATTCTGATCTAGACTCAATCGACTCATTGTTTGATACTGGCCCATTGTTGAAAGTTACCAAAGGCGGCACAGGGGTTGGCACAAAAACAGGCACTGGCAACGTGGTGCTGTCAACCTCACCAACTTTGGTGACGCCAGTTTTGGGAACCCCATCATCAGGAACTTTGAGCAGCTGTACGGTTGACGGCACAAACTCTGTTGGCTATTTAAATGTCCCAGTCAACAGCCAAAGTGCGGCATACACATTGGTCTTGGCTGATTCGGGCAAAGCCATCTTGCACCCTTCAACAGATGCTAACGCTCGGACATTTACAATTCCTGCAAATGGCACTGTAGCCTTTGCCATAGGCACTGCGGTAACGTTCATCAACATGACATCGCAAGTTGTCTCCATTGCCATTACAACCGATACCCTTTATTTGGGCGGTACAGGTACAACTGGCACACGTTCGCTGGCGCAATACGGAACGGCTACATGTATCAAAATGACCAGCACCACTTGGATCATTAACGGATCGGGCCTGACATGAGTGGAATTCTTCAAGCTGTTGCTGTAGCGGCTTTGCCGCCGTCTACTTATAACGTTGAATACCTTGTGGTTGCTGGGGGTGGTAGCGGCGGAATTGGTGGTGGCGGTGCTGGCGGTTACAGATCAGGCACAGGTTTTGCCGTAGCACCCGCAACAAATTACACAGTTACTATTGGTGGCGGCGGTTCTCCGGGAAGTTCCAGTCAAGGCAACCCCGGCTCTAATTCCGTGTTTAGCACCATCACCTCAACTGGAGGCGGTGGCGGCGGTAATCAAACCTACAACAATGGTGGGGATGGTGGCTCTGGTGGCGGCGGCGCAGGCACTGCCGCCGCAGGTTCAGGAAATACACCTTCCACCTCCCCAAGCCAAGGCAATAACGGCGGCGCTCCTTTTGCAAGTAGTTACCCTTCTATTGGCTCTGGCGGTGGCGGCGCAGGTGCAGTTGGAAATACAGGTTCTTATGCCGCAGGGACAGGCGGTAGTGGCTCCACTTGGAGTAATAGCGTAGCCTATGCTGGTGGTGGCGGTGGTGGATACTCCGGTGGCGGACCTACATCTGGCGGTAGCGGCGGCGGCGGTAATGGAAGAGGACAGGCATACTGCCCAAATATTTGTTGTGGACAGGGTGGATATATTGCTGTTTTTGCTACTTCTGGTTCGGCAAATAGAGGCGGGGGTGGCGGCGGTAGTTCGGCAAGCGGAGGTTCTGGTGTTGTCATCATCCGTTACCTTGGCGCACAAAAAGGTAGCGGCGGCACAGTAACTTCTACGGGTGGCTACACTTATCACACCTTTACATCAAGCGGACAGTACACAGCATGAGCCACTTTGCACAAATTGATGACAATAGCATTGTCCAGCGGGTTCTTGTAATCACGCAAGAAGAAGTCAACACGGGCAATTGGGGTGATCCTGCAAGCTGGATTCAAACCAGCTACAACACTCGCGGTGGGATTTACTACATCCCGAATACCAACACACCTGATCCCGATCAGTCCAAAGCGTTTCGCAAGAACTACGCTGGCATTGGTTTTACATGGTTGCCAAACGGCCCAGATGGCGGAGGGTTTACTTCTCCATCTCCATACCCATCATGGACAATGAGTCCAACCTCATATCTCTGGGAAGCGCCAGTCCCATTACCTGTGCCACATAACCCACCGTACTACGATTGGGATGAAGCTACGTTGTCATGGGTTCTGTCGCCATATCAACCACCAGCCCCACCTGCGCCCCCAAGCAACGACAACCCCGGAGCGGCTCCAGATGTTATCGGTTAAATTTCACGGGTTTGGCGTCCTTAAAATGAACGCCTATGATTTTGGAAAGGCTGGAGACATCCTTCCAAAGCACAACCACAACGAAGACACCGCCCACATCACAATTGTGGCGCGGGGCAGGATCAAAGCGTACTCGCATGATTGGGAATTGGAAGCCACGGCAGGTCAACTGCTGGACTTTCCCGCTGGTCAGCCCCATGAGTTTATGGCTTTGGAAGATAACACCCGCATTTTCAACATCATCAAGAATCCGGTGGATGGGGCGTCTTATCTAGTAATGGATCAGGCAGAAGAAAATAAACCTCAAACCCCATAAGAAGTAATCATGGATTCACAAACATTTTTTAATATCGCATTGGGGTTGGCAGCATTCTTTGGGGGATGGGTTTTGAACAACATCACAAAAGCCATTGAGCGCCTGGACGGTGATGTTAGGGCCATGCCAATGAATTACATTTCCAAAGATAACTATCGAAGAGATATTGATGAGGTTAAGGAAATGCTTGGCAAGATCTTTGACAAGCTGGACACTAAGCAAGACAAATGATGGCAGTTGTTCTGTCGCTGATGATCGGCGCAGAACAATATAAATGTGTCAGGTGGATCTGGTGGTGGGATTCAAACTACCAGTACAAAATAGCGCACTGCATTGAGTGGAAAAAAGTTGAAAAGAAATGATTGACCCATTTGAAGCACTTGATGCTGTTAACTCGGCAGTCAACCTAATCAAGAAAGCTGCTGCTACTGCGCAGAATGTGGAATCGCTTGGCCCATTTTTGGGCCGTTATTTTGACGCCAAGGCCAATGCCTTGCAGGTGGTGGTCGAATCCAAGAACGGGACATTCAAGGGATCTGCCCTGGGCAAGGCCATGGAAATCGAGATGGCACTGGCCAAGCACAGACAGTTTGAGGATGATCTGAAGAACAAACTGTTTTATCCCAATCACATGGATCTGTGGAACAACATCAAGATCAGAGCAGCAGCCATGGAAGCTGAGTTTGCCAAAGCTGCCAAGCGTGAAAAAGAGGCTGCAGAAAAGAAAAAGAAAGAGGTCCAGCAGGCTATTGAACTTGTCCTTGGCCTAATCACTGCTGGCTTATTGCTGGCCATGGTGGGATGGGGAATTTACCAGATAAGGCCACATGGATGAGATTATCAATGGTTTTAAAAAGTGGTTCAAACTGTTTTGCTATATTGCTGGGATATGGTGGTTTTTGGACTTTGTATATATTCTTCCCGAACCTTTGGCAAAGCGTGCCATGGATAAGGCTTTGAGTTACTTACCATTTTGAGAGGATTTTCATGGACTGGTTAAAGACAATCGCGCCAACAATCGCCACTGCCCTTGGTGGGCCATTGGCTGGCCTAGCCATCGAGGCCGTCTCAAAGGCCATCGGGATCGACCCCAAGGACGTTCAAAGCACCATCAGTGAGGGTAAGTTATCTGCTGACCAGATCATGCTATTGAAGCAGGCTGAAGTACAGATGGCTGCACGGGCACAAGAGATGGGTCTGGACTTTGCCAAGCTAAACGTCGAGGATCGCAAGTCTGCTCGTGAGATGCAGGCAACTACCAAGTCAATGATCCCAGCTACTTTAGCCATTGCGGTGACTTTGGGATTCTTTGGGATCTTGGTGGGCATGATGACTGAGACATTCAAAACGTCAGACGCTTTGATGCTAATGCTGGGGTCACTTGGAACGGCATGGACCGGAATCATTGCGTTCTATTTTGGCTCATCTGCTGGCTCCCAAGCTAAAGATTCGATGCTTCACAAATCAAGCCCACTGCCATGAACCTCAAAAACGCAGTCACAATCATTGCAGCACTGTCCTTAATGGGTGTGATTGCCTGCATGATCTATATGTTCTTGCTTGGCGTTTATGACCCCAAGGTGGACAACAAACTCATCTATGACATCATTGGTCCAGCATTCCAAACCATTGTTGGTGGATTTATTGGGTTGATTACTGGCATTCACATTGGCGATGAAAAGAAATGAAATACGCACTTTTCCTTTTACTGATGCCAATACTGGCATTGGCCGAGCCAGTGGGTGTGGTCTACGATGCAGTCATCAAACGGGTCATTGACGGTGACACTGTTGTGATTCAAGCCAACTACTTGCCAAAGCCATTGAAGCCTGAAATTGCGGTGCGCATATACGGTGTGGATACCCCTGAGAAAGGGTTTCGCTCCAAGTGCAAAGAGGAAGACGAGCGCGGCCATGCGGCCTCAGACTTTACCAATGCAGCAGTTAAGACATCCAGCAAGCAGCAGGTGTCATTGCTGGAGTGGGATAAATACGGTGGCCGAGTCCTTGGCGACATCATCTTGGATGGCAAGAGCCTGCGCAAGATGCTGATTGACCAGGACATGGCCAGAGAATACTTTGGCGATGCCAAGAAACCATGGTGCAAGCAATGAAAGACAACTTTCCGAAATCCCTTGCGGCTGTCTTGGTGCATGAGGGTGGTTTTGTAAACAATCCCAAAGACCCTGGCGGCATGACAAATCTGGGCTGCACCAAGGCAGTTTGGCAAGAACACTGTGGCCATGAGGTTGACGAGAAGGCTATGCGTGCATTGACGCCAAACGATGTCGGGCCACTGTACAAAACCAAGTATTGGGACAAGATCAAGGGTGACGATCTGCCAGCTGGTGTGGACTATGTTGTCTTTGACGCTGCCATCAACAGTGGCCCAGGCAGGGCCACAAAGTGGCTGCAGGTGTGCGTAGGTGTCGAGCCTGATGGCGGGATTGGTCCCAAAACCTTGGCTGCTGTACGCGCCATGGATGCCAAACAGCTGATCGATGACTACTCAAAGCGCAGGCTGTCATTCCTGTCCGACTTGACTACTTGGGAAACTTTTGGCCGTGGATGGGCCAGGCGTGTCAATGAAGTCAATGCAGTTGGTCTTGGCATGGCATAAGGTGGCAAAATTGAGCCATGGCCAAGCAGCAACTCGCAACCCCCTCAATACCAAGTCTGGGATACCCGCCAGAGACGTATGAGCGCAGGCATTTCAACGAGAACTATGGCTCTTTAAACAACTTTTTCAAAACTATCACCAGCGCATTTGGCTCATTGTTTGGTCGGCGTGGTGGCCAGTTTCTGAATAACCCGTATGGCGCGTTTCAGGATTCAACGGATCAGACTGCTGCAAGTACGACAGCTGCCTATCCGATCACGTTCAACACCACAGACTATTCCAATGGCGTCACTGTTGCCAGCAACAGCAGAATCACTGTGGCAGTCACAGGTATTTGGAACCTGCAATTCTCTTTGCAACTAATCAACGACACAAACACATCGCAAGATGTCGATGTTTGGTTCAGATTAAATGGAACCAACATTGCAAATTCAAATAGTAAATATGGATTGGCGCCAAGAAAAGCTGCTAATGATCCGTACCATACGATTGCAACATTGAATTATTTTGTCAGTCTGAGTGCAAATGATTATATTGAGATTGTGTGGCGCACGACTGACACTGGTGCGTACATTAACCAGTATGTGGCTGGGACAAGCCCAACACGGCCAGCCGCCCCATCAGCCATTGCCACAATGTCTTTTGTCTCCAACATTTCAGCATAATAAAGCCATGTACATTCCACTGAAATTACCACCAGGCATCTATCGCAATGGCACAGAGTATCAGGCTGCAGGTCGCTGGTTTGAGGCCAACTTGGTTCGATGGTTTGAGAATACATTGCGGCCCATGGGCGGCTGGCGTAAACGGTCAGGATCACAACTGACTGGATCATGCCGAGGATTTATTAGTTGGCGCGACAACAGTGGGAATAGGTTTATTGGACTTGGTACAGATTCCAAGCTCTACGCAATGAATGAGGCTGGAACTCTGAAGGACATTACACCCACAGGATTTACGGCTGGATCATCAAGCTCAAATTCCAAAACAGGCTATGGCTACAGTACTTATGGATCGTATGGGTACGGCGTAGCAAGACCAGATATTGCATCAGTCACAACAGCGACAACATGGTCACTAGACACTTGGGGTGAATATTTGGTGGGTTGCTCAAATGCAGACGGTAAGCTGTACGAGTGGCAATTGGGTTTCTCAACGCCAACGCTGGCAGCAGCCATCACCAATGCACCAGTCAGCAACAAGGCGCTGCTGGTGACCCAAGAACGAATCCTGATGGCATTGGGGTCTGGTGGCAATCCGAGAAAAGTATCTTGGTGCGACCAAGAAAATAATACGTTATGGACCCCTGCCACAGACAACCAGGCTGGCGACTTTGACTTGGCCACACCTGGCACATTGATGGCTGGAAAGCGCGTCAAGGGTATTAACCTGCTGTTTACAGATATCGATGTCCACACAGCTCAGTATGTCGGCGCACCATTCATTTATGGATTTGAAAAAGCTGGAAGCGGCTGCGGCCTGATCTCTTCCCAGGCTGTAGCGGCCATCGACACTGCAGCCATCTGGATGAGCAATTCTGGATTCTGGATCTATGACGGATACGTCAAGCCACTGCCCAGCGAGGTTGGCGACTATGTTTTCCAAAACATAAACTTTAACCAATCATCAAAAATTTATGCTGTGCATAACAGTAAATTTGGTGAGATCTGGTGGTTTTACCCAAGCAGTGCCAGCAATGAGAATGACAGTTACTGTATATACAACTACAGAGAAAATCACTGGAATATAGGAACATTGGCCAGAACTGCTGGCGCTGATTCTGGCGTGTTTGCCTATCCATTGGCTGTGTCAACAGATGGCTATGTATACGAGCATGAAGTTGGTTTCGCCTATGATTCAGCTGTTCTTTATGCAGAATCTGGCCCCATTGAATTGGGCACTGGAGAGAGCATTATGAATGTGCGCCAAGTCATTCCTGATGAGCAAACTTTGGGTGAGGCTGTGGTGTCATTTAAGACAAGGCTTTACCCCACCAGCACCGAACTTTCATACGGTCCATATACTGCAGCCAATCCAACAGACACACGGTTTTCTGGGCGGCTGGTCAAGATGAAGGTGACTGGTAACGTCTTGGC